TTTCGTTGAACGTGTTGAAATCACCATAAAGTCGATCATCGCATTTTTTACTCTCCTTCCGGACGCTTAAGTTCCTCAATTTCCTTTTCCAGTTTTCTGATGCGCAATGCCTGATCCTTCTGCTCGATTTTCATAACAACCAGATTTGCAGTTGTCAAGGCAGCAAAGATTGTAATCTGTTTATTGAAGCTCCGCTGTTTACTGACTGCCCTTGTGACAACATCCAGTCTTTTTTCCGATGACCGTAAACTGCTGAAAATATAAGTAAGCATTTCACCCATTATTTCTTACCTCCTTTTAATCCATTCATGAAGCTTTCAACAGTCTCAAACCGCCAATTTCCTTCATTGTTGAATGTAAATATAAATTCCTGATGGTTCTTCTGACGGATGCGAATACTGTTCTTTCCGTTCTGGAACCAGCTCTCCACTTTATCCCCAGCATACTGAGGAAAATATAACTCGAACCACTTATATACTTCGCTATGGCCCATAACGTCCTCCTATCTGACATTGTCGAGATACCAGTTAGCTTGATACCAGATCTCAATATCTCTCATGTCGTATCTGCAATGCTCGATTGTGAATAAACCACCCTTGCCATCCCGTTCGTAGTCACGATTAAGGAATCGCCGAATAACATCAATGGCATAAGCCTTGTCAAATTTGGAATCATCCATAGAACCTAAGCCAAGACTCACGATCATATCCCAAAACCACTGACCAGTTCGATTACCGATGTCCGGATCATCCATGATGTGCTCTTCTAAGCGTATAGCAAGGGCAATAATCATTTCTAAAACACTGCACGGACGATTATCCAAATAACTTGCAATCATACTATCCCGGTATCCTTGCTCGTTTCCGAATCTATATCGAAGATCGATCCCATCGTCATAGCGGTTGCCATCAAGAGCAATCGTATACGTAAAATCCGTATCATGAAGCAAAAATAACAACTTACGATACGACAAACCTCGCGAATATTCATCGTCGCATACGAGCTGGTACATCCAGTCAAAATATGCATTGTTCAGCTCATCCCGTGTCATCATACCTCCATCTGATGCGGCATATCTTCAACCACTTCAGAATAGGTCCTCTGATCAAGGAGAATTTCGTAATCACACTTTCTTGCGTCATTACGAACAAAGACAGAGTCGTCCTCATACTCTCCAAAATGATTCAAAGAATCAATTCCAACAGCATCTTCCACATCCTCAATTACTTCATCGTTTTCATCAGCCAGTACACCATCTGCATAGTAGGTAAGGCTGATCTGCTCATACTCTTCATCGTCACCAAACTGCTCCGGCGGAATCACATACGGACCGGCTTCAGAAACAGGCTTTTCTTCCTCGTCCGAACCGAAATCAGAATATCGGGTGTAACCCTTGTAGCTTTTCGCGAAAAACCCAAAAGCTTTTCGCATAAATTGCAAAAATCAACTACTTTCTGAAAATTAGCAAAAAATAAAAGGACATTTGAAAGGTATTTTATTTCCTATCAAACGCCCTTTTACCTCTTCATTATCATGGCTCATCCGGTATGTATTCCAGTATATCTGAAATATCACAATTCAATGCCTTACAAATTCGGTCAAGATGATTCAGGCTGATGCGTTCAGCAAATTCATTGTATATGTCATTGATTGTTGATGCCCTGATTCCTGTCACTCTCGCTAATTTTGCCTGACTCCAGCGTTTCTCTCCAAGAAGCCTTGATAAATGAATTCTGACCATCCAATCACCCCTTACGGATGATTTTACCGCTTTCGACAGGTCTTTTTTCTGTTTTGTTATATTATAACGAATATCGTTATATTTTTCAGAAATTCGTTATGATTACTTCCTTGTATCTCTCGCGATTGCTTGCATTTCCAGCCAATGTATTGTTACGCGTCACTTCTTTACAAGGATATTGAGAATACAATTCATGTATCCATGCTACATTATTATAGGAAAGAACAAACTTTCCTTTGATATGTTTTAAGACATCTGCAAGACGCTCATGGTCTTTCATACTAAAGGCAGCACTATAATATCGTTCTGTCCCTACATAAGGAGGATCCAGATAAAACAGAGCATCCTTCCGGTCATAGACACTTATCAAATTCTCAAAATCCTTGTTCTCTATCACCACACCCTGAAGCCTCTTTTGGACTTTCCCCAGATAATCCATCGCATTCTCTATGCTTTTAGATGAAGTTGCAAATGTGCGGTAATCGCACCCGAAGCTTATTTTTATCAAATAAAAAAAACGGGCAGCTTTTTGAATATCTGTCAATCCCCTCATATCCATCTGCGCTTTATAATCATAAAATTGTTCGCGAGAGGATAAAAGCCACTGCAACTCCTCCTGCAGGGCACTGCAATGATATTTAATGCAGCGATACAGATTGACTAAATTCCCATCCCGGTCATTGTACACTTCCAGCTGACCTGCTTGCTTCTCTTTTGCAAAGAGCACCCAGCCAGCTCCTCCAAATACCTCGATGTAACGTCCGATATCCTCCGGGAAACGTCCTAGAATCTCCTTGCGTAATAACCTCTTTCCACCAATCCATCCAATAAAACTATTCATCCATCGTCCTTTCTAAGGGGTAATCGGACAGATGTCTAAATATCTATTATTTCCTACCAATTAAACACATACCGATGGTGGACCATGTCGTACTTCTCCGCAATCCGGAGCGCACCTCTTGCATCTGTAATCATGCACTTACCCTCGTTGCTGCCTTTGACGGGGCAGAGTAAAAATGCCTCGCCGGAGGGGTCCGCCTGGTATCCGGTCAGCATGTACCCTTCGCTGTCAAACAGATACCATCCCCACGTCCTTCGCTCCATTTCCTGGAGCCAGTACCAGCCATTGGCCGCATAGCTGCCGTCTGCAAACTGGTACCACCAGCGCTGCCCGTCTGCCGCCGGCTGGAAGCCTTGGGTGTATGTCACCGGGACCGGCGCATAATCAATGTCACAGAGTTTCAGTACCTTCTGCCAGGGTGTAGAAGATACCCTTGATTTAATGGTACCATAGTTGATGCCCTTGGCCTCAATGCAGTATCCATCACCTATGTATACCCCGATATGCCCCGGCTTCCAGAGCGCCCAGCCGGTCATGGACTCATTCAGGTGGTCGATATCTACCCGCTCCACGGCTGTGTCATGGTAGTTATAGCTGCCGCGCAGGACGCCTGTGTACCAGCTGATAAGGCCACTGCAGTCCGTGCAGCGCTGACCTATGTACCTAGCCGCCTTGGCCTTATAGGTGGATGTATATGTGCCTGGATTCTCCCGGGCCAGGCGGTCCAGGATGGTCTGTGTCAGGACCTCTCCCTTGGCTCCGTAGACGTAAGGGGTGCCCAACTTGTCCTTACAATGCTGGATTAATCCTGCTACTGTTTTACTCATGGTATTTACCTCCAATCTCAAAGACCTGGGAGTCATCCAAGGCCTTGCTATTATCTTATTCCTCACAGTCATCCATACCATTTTCTTCACGATCACTGGGGCCACCTATGCCACTGTCGTGTATCTCTGGATGTGGAACATTTGAAGGGGCATCATACAGATAAGGGGTCGGCTGCTTTGCGCCCAAATCAGGCCCTGCATCCACATATCCTCCATTGCCGGGGAGTTTTGCTGCATGCTTGTTTGTTGTTTTTGCCATAATTTCTTTCCTCCTTCATCTTTTATAAATCATTATTCTGTTGTTTTGGGTGGTTTTGTCCGTTTCCATATCTCTGTCACTCGTTCCCATCCGTCTAATGCCACCAATGCTACGATAAAGGCTGCAATCATACAAGCAAATACGGTATACCAGACAATAGGGTGGTGAAGCCACGCCATCAGTGCGATAAAGACAGCTGGGCAAAGTATCAAAGATAACACAATGACTACCGCCTGTGTAGGTAGCTTGTCCAGTCCTGGCCAGGATTTAATGACCTGTGTGATGGCTGACACTAGGAATGCCATTAGCCCAATGGCAATCAATAGATACGATACGTACTGCATTATTGTACTTACATCCATACTTTTTCCTCCTTGATTTGCATATTTATCTATAATAAAAGGCCCTTGCGGGCCTGAATTTTTCGTAATTAATGTGTATAATACCAATTTTATGCAAAACGTAGAATTGTACAATGCCAGACCATACGGTGATATTTACATGCGCGTTAATTGTGTAGGGAACAGTGTTCAGGTATCCTGTGTGTGCGGTTCTCTGACAACTGCTGTTGGAAAAGACTATGAAGTTTATACAACGCAGCTACCGGAGAAATATAGGCCCAAGGCACCACTGCAAACTATTGGTTCCTGTATTACAGGCGAACGGTATATGTTGCAGATTGGTACTGACGGAAAAATAATTATTCACGCATATGATGCTCTCAATATTGGGGTTTCCTTTACTGATAATGTGTGCTGGACTTTTATACCTTAAAGTAATCATTTGTCTACAAATTTAACAGTCGCATAATAAATATTGTCTACAAAAAGTTGTAATGCTCCCCCATCATCCCAGTGGAAAGCAATGCGGGGAGGGACGCGAATGTCAATATTGGCTTGGGTAGTTGTTAATGCCGATTTCACATTACTTAAATGACTATTTTGTATATATAAAATATGCTCGAAACTGATCATATCCGATCGCGGTAACAATATCTCCCTTAGATAAAGGATACATAAAAGGTGATGCAGTATTGCTTCCACCCCCCGAATGATTCCAGCCCACCTGGGTACTATTAACATAGATGTAGCAAGCAGTTGTTCCAAGACTATATACGCCACCACATATGTATCCATCGTTAGGAGCAGTAAATGGCAGTGATACTGATTTATAATTTTTATAGTCTGGCGCTTTAATAATCTTGGTATTGTGCACAGTAGTATAAAAATTCAGGCAAAACTCATTTTACTGCATTTTTATTACTGTGTTCAATACCAAAGCCGCCCCATTGTATGCAACCAACGCCGCTGTAACGCCTCCTATAATGGGCGCTAACCAAGACCAGTTGTCTGCTACCGCGCCGCCAATATCCATGATTATACCAAATGCCTCCGTACCTATCTGAATGAATCCACCAAATACATTGGCAAAGGTAACAATAGCTGAATTAATCTGTGGCATCCTGGCCTGAACCTGCATAAGCAGATTATTAATCTGTGGTAATGCACTCTGTCCCGCATTGCCAAACGCGTCCTGAAAACCTTTCTGCAATAACTGCATTCTGGTTGTAGTATCCAAGGCGTTTTCATTATAAGCGGCCAAGGCATCACCGCTCTGCTGATAAGCCAATTCCAGAACAGCCTGGGCCTTTGCCGCATTACTCACTGCATCAGTGCTGGAAGCAAGTCCCATTGCAACTGCCTGTTGTTTCACAATTGTTTCATTTACCTGGATTCCTAGTCCCTTCAAGGAATCATATTCACCAGATAGTGACGATTGAAACGCCCCCGAAACATCCTCTGCGCTCTTTGTGGCACTATTGAAATTTGTCAGTGCCCCAATTAAGTGCATTTATTCCCCGGTCATTTCCGTAGCTTGCTCCCTCTGCATCCCCATCGGTACCAGAAGGTCCTGCATACCGGATGCCATTGACCTGGCCTCTGCAACTGTTGCTGGTGTTAGAGTTTGGAATTCAGAAATGAATTGGTCTGCTGAATTCGTCATCCCAGAAAAAACAGTATTGTACTTTGCCTCAGTAGCCTCTAACTGAGCGGCAGACTCATAGGTCATTTGGGCGGCCTCTTTCACCATAAGGCCAATTCCTAATACCCCCGCTATCCGCCCGATCTTCCCCGCAAGACCATCGTATGCATTACCCCCACTTTGGACAGACTCATTAAACTGCTCCTGAGCTGACACATTATCCCTTATATTCCGTTCCGCCACGTTCACCGCAGAATTAAGCTGCTGATAAGCCTTATTCGCCGCGCCAATGTCCATCCGTGAAATGGCTGCGTTCAGCTCATTCTGGATAGGTACTATCTGACTAAGATTTCCTCTCATTGCCTCTATTTGGTTATTCGTCTGTTCTGTCCTCAGATTCACAGGTATATTATTAAGCCGTTGTACCTGGTTTGACAATGACTGGATACGGTTCTGGATCGATGCCATATCATTCTGCATCCCAGGCGGCATTACTATCATCTTTTGAGCTTGAGCTGAAATGGCCTGCTGTGTCTGATATAACTGCTGAGCCATCTGGTTGACCGCTTGATATTCAGATGCAAACCTATCCTCTCACATCCTGTCGTCTATTTGTATGGATGTTGATATAGCGGACATACGTTCACACTCCTTTCCTAAAAATTTATATAAAAAGAACGCCCCGAAGGACGTTCTGATTATTGTTGCATTCATCGCTCCCCGAAAAGGGAGCGAATCAATGCTGGCCTCCAGGTTGACGGCCTGCATATTTCAATCCACGCTCCCCGTTCAGGAAGCGACTTTACAAATTTTGTATGCAGTAATTCCTTTTTCATTTCAATCCACGCTCCCCGTTCAGGAAGCGACAGCAAGTATTGCTACTTGCGACTACTATTATACCATATATTGTACTATCACAATATGCATTTCCATATTAGTATCCTATTTTAGGTCAAAAAACTGGTGCGAATGCTTTAGCAATATCATGTCAGCTTGACATTCGCACCAACCCTATTTATGGCTCTACGGGGATGGTAATTAATCTCTGCATACCGCGGCCTCCTCCTTACCATCTTTAAGGC